CATGGGTTGAGTTCGCAATCCAAAAATTTGCAGCAGAGTTTCGTAGTTGCGCTGTTGATTTCTACTGCGCTCCCACTGTGCTTGATTGGTGATTGATTGACCGGCACGATCAGTGAATGGCAACTGTGCTGGCCTGTAGCTGCCGGTCACTCCGGTATAGGTGCAGTCAAACAGAGTGCGACAGTTTATTTTCATGACTGAGATATTTAAGAGCAAACAAAAACCCCGGATTTTTTAGGTCCGGGGTTGTTGCAGAGCCTAATTGAATTAGGACAGTGGGCTTGTGGTAAACACAGCATTTGCAGCGCAACTGCTGAAGCCGATGTTTAGGCCACCAGTTGCATTTGCTCCCTGAGCTGCAGACAGAATCTGAGCAGCGTTTGCAGCGCCTGTGGGGTACAGAGCGATGTTTAGGATTGTTGGTGCTGCTGGGCTGACCTGATACATTGCAATGGTTGTGGTCTGCTGAATAGCTTGCAGAGCGTTGTTGATGAAACCAGTTGCGTTTGCTGCACCGCTAGCGCTCATTGCGCTGTTGGCAACCAAGCTGAAGAAGTCCAGCTTGGGACCAGCCATCTGTACTGGACCTTGTGCTGCGATGTTTGCGGTGTTGGCAATGGTACCGTTGCCTACGTCAATTGCGAATACCGGTTGGGTTGTACCGTTTACTTTGGTAATTTGTGCCATGATAATTTCCTTTTAAAAGTTAGGCTTTCGCCCTGCACTTATTTATATCAATTGGGCAAAATTGGTTACTTGGGGTTGTTTCTGGCGCGATTCTGTGCAGCAAAGCTTTCGGGATCAAATCGACTCACCGCCTTGGCATAGCCTGCCGGTGTGGCCATGACCCAGCCCTCCTGTCCAGGATGTTGCTGATCTGCCTGGCGCAACAAGTCCATCTTGAGAGCATGCAAAAGTTCAAATGCCAGAAATGCTGCTGCCATGGCCTCGCTGTTGCCGGCAGGACTCTTGAGATATTCCACAATGTTGGCAAACTTGCGTGGTGTGACTCGTGTCTGCAGCCATTGGCCAAACTCTGCCAATAACTGCCCTGCAGGTTGCAAGGGTTGACCCACCTTGGTGTTGATAAAGTCCACTGCCAGTTTGAATAAGTCAGTGATCTGCTGCGCTCGTAGTTCAGCTGGATTGAACAGGGTGCGCATGGCAGCACCGTGTTCGCGCATGATTTCACGCAGTTGAGTTATGATTTCCGCGTTGGGCACTAGCTCTCGCGGCGATGCTGGACGCTCCAGCATTAGGCCAGGCACTTCAGCAAGACGCACACCGCTCAAGGGCTGGCGCGGCTCGTTTTGATCTGCGTACATTGAATGAATGGCCACACCAACTGTGCTGTCGCCAATGCGTTTGCCTAGACTGCTGTTGACCGGAATACGATATTTCACTGTGTTGGGCTGAAACTCATAGGCACCAGACACCACGGGCGGTGTTTCAGTGTACAACAGATCGCCCTTGACATAACCGCGGAAGTTTGGCGGTGTGGCAGCTTCTAACCAGGGCCAGAGATCTCTGTAGAGAGCAGTAATCTCGCTGCGTTCGCCCTTGCGCTGACTCTGTATGCGAGCCATCATTTCCGGGCTAGTGGCCAGTCCATCATAGGTCTTGGCATCAAAGCCAGAGCCATCTGTAAGCACGAATTCTCCGGTGCTGGGTTTGCGCCCAAATACCACAGCAGGTCTACCGTCCCACTTGGCTGTGACTGTGCGTGGTGATTCTGCTGCCTGTGCCACAATGGTCAAAGCGTCTTGTATGCCCTGCGGGCCACGACGGAACACAAGATCTTCCAGATGTTCAATGCCCTTGGCACGACCGCCCACACCAGGCTGTTCGGCTTCTAGCACAACAACTTCGTTGTCTTCAATCAGGGGCATCATGCCCTGATTAACAATTCTATCACGCAGTCGTGCCAAAAAACCAACTTCATTTTCACGCACCGGCAGTCGCGGTTCCTGAAGTTTTTCACGAGCTAGAAATTCTCTGAAGTCTGCCAACTTGACATCACGCTTGGGATCATTGGCCAAGGCCTGATAGATAGTTTCAACATTGCGCAGGCTCTGTCGAGTGTGTCCTGGTCCCAGCAAGGCCTGCGCTGCCCAGTCCGGATCCATGCTCACAACTTCATTGGTGGTTCTGCTGATCACACCGTTGGCGCCAATTTTCAAACCCTGTGCTTTGGCCAGACTGCTCATGAGCACGTTGCGTATCATGCCCTTGTAGTCTGAATTTTCACCACCACCGTAAAAGAATGTACCCCAGTCAAGATTGGGGAAAAACATAAAATCTGTCTGTACAAAGCCACGGCGAGGGTCGCCCGCTATAGGCGTTCTAAAATGCACTTCACCCTTTTTGCGCACAAAATCCTTGGGATCCTGGCCCTGACTCTTGACCCACTGTTCCAAGTGCGCTGCCAACTGATCCTTGGTGTGTTCAGTTGTGCTCACCGCAAGATCAAGATCGCCTGATGTAGGTGCCCGACCAGTGCTGCCCAACCAACGATCTTGGGGAAATTTTATGCCTGTTGCCTGTTCGATCCAGGCCACTGTGGCAGGAACATCGGCTTTGTTTATGCGTTGTGTGAGTAACTGGCCTTCAGCATCTTTGAAGACATTGCCACCTTCGTTGATCAGCGTCATAGTTTGTCAGCCTGATGTTGCAAGAAATCTGCTAGAGTAGCAGCAACTTTTTTGCCTGACACTGTCATCCATTGATCTGTGGCAGGATCCAATACATAATCTCCATTTTTGTATCTCAATCGCAAGGGATACGAGCTGATCACACTGACATCAGGGTGTGTGATTGGGCCCGAAGCTGGGGCGCCAGCAGGTGGTGTTAGATCATCGGGGTCAACCACAGGAGTACGATAGACATCTGCTGCGGTGGGTGTACGGTTCGTTAGATCATCATAGTCCTTGCCGGTCACACCTCGCGTGATGTTTCTGCCCAGTTGTTTGGCTACTCCGCCCAACCAGGCTCCTGGGGCAGCCAAGGGGTTGGTTATTTCATTGATCAGCATTGGTTCTCCTGACAGACCGTGCAAATTTGCTGGCGTCGCGGGTGCGTATAGCGTTGAGCAATTTGCGGGTGAGATTTTCCGCTTGCTCGGCGCTGTATTCAGACTCGATCTGCTCCAACAAGCGTATGGCAGATTGAATGATGTTGCTGGCACGATTTTCCAGCACCAGCTTGCGATCACGCTCGATGTATAACGAGTCTAGTTCTTCTAAGAGACTACGGGTCTTTTTTTGCATGGTCAAAATATTTTTATTATTTAGCGATTAGCTGTTGCAAATAAATATCTAACTTATTATACAAGGAATTTAGATGACCAGTTCCATCAATCCACTCAATATCGACAGCAACTATCCCGTGGCCGGTGTACCCAACAACACCCAGGGTTTTAGAGACAATTTTACCAATATTCAGAGCAATTTTCAATTTGCCGCCGACGAGATAACAGAACTGCAGACCAAGTCAATTCTCAAGGCCGCGCTGACAGGCAGCACTCTGGACAACAACATGAGTGACAACCTGATTTACGCTGCGCTGATACGAGATTTCAGTGGTTCTATTTCTACCAACACAGCCACTTCGGGTGCAGTCACCATTGATTACAGTGCAGCTCATTATCATGTGTTGAACCCCAATGGCAGCATGACTCTGTCATTTACCAATTTGCCCACTTCGGGCACTCTGGGCATGTGGCGGATACGCTTTGTGGTCACCAATGTGGCCTACACTATTACCTTTCCTGCTGCTGTGTCTGTGGGCACAACCGGTGTTCAAGGACTCAGCGGAAGTATTTTGACCTTTGCCCAAACGGGCACTTTTGAATTTGGATTCACCACAACCACGGGTGGTAGCACCATAACAATTTTTGATCTCAATAGGCCTCTAAGCTATTTTACCAATGCAGTCAACGTAGCGGCTACCACAGCAGCCTCCAGCACCACTACCGGTGCCTTGATTGTGGCCGGTGGTGTGGGCGTAGCTGGCAATCTCTATGTAGGCGGTGACATTTTTGGCAACGTCAGCATCACTGACATCAGCACTGGCAATGTCACAGCAGCAGGTAATGTGGTTAGTGGTAACATTGTTACCACAGGCTTGATCACAGCCACAGGCAACGTCACTGGCGGTAATGTTATCACAACTGGGCTAGCATCAGTCACTGGTAACATCACTGGTGGCAATATCAGCACAGCAGGTCTTGCTACTGTGACTGGTAACATCACCGCCGGCAATGTCAACACCGCAGGTTTGATCACTGCCACTGGAAATGTACGCGGCGGTAATCTAAACACACCTGGACTAGTCAGTGCCACTGCCAACGTAGTAGGCGGTAACATTACCACAGCAGGTATTGTCAGTGCCACTGCCAACATCACCGGCGGTAATATTATAACAGGTGGTATTGTATCTGCTACTGGTAACATCTCAGCTGGTAACATCTCAGCTGGTGACATCGCTATCACAGGCAATATCTCAGATACCTCTGCACTGACTATCACTTCAGGCTCGGGCGGTAATATCACCCTGTCGCCAGCCGGCATTGTTGTGGCCACTGCCAACATCTTCAGCACCGGGGGTGTCTTCAGCAATTCAATCACACGTGGTGTTGGTTATGCACTAGGCGCTGGTGCTTCTATAGTGCAAACTGGCAACCGAGCTTCTGGCGTCATCATCAATTCCATGTGTGGTGCAATCACCTTGGTGTCTGCGGCAGGCAATACAGTGCCCACAACATTTACCATGACCAACACCACCATTGCACAGGCTGATACTATTATTCTCAATCAACGCAGTGGTACCAATCTATACAATCTACTGGTGTCAAACGTACAGGCTGGCAGTGCAAATATCACTGTGTTTACCACAGGTGGCACTGTTACCGAAGCTCCGGTGATCAATTTTGCAGTGTTCAAGGCAGTGCAAGCATAATTTCCTTTCGGGTTGCTGTGTCTGTAAATATCAGGCAAGGCAACCTGAAAGGCAACCATGACTGAACTAGAACAGATACAAGCACTGCTCAAACAATTTCGTAGACCCTGTCCCAACACCCAAGAATACAACTCAAGATTGGCTGAAGAATTTGAAGTAATTGTCAGTCAACGCTTCACAGAATACTTTCTCAAGATCCGGCGTGTGCTAGATCTCAACTCAGACATACCACACATGACTCGCGGCAGCGCCGGATCCAGCCTGGTGTGTTATCTCATGGGCATCACTGATGTGGATCCCATAGAGTGGCGGATTCCATTTGCACGTTTTCTCAATCCCCTGAGAGATGACTTGCCCGACGTGGACATTGATGTACCGCATCACCAGCAGGCTCGAGCCATGCAGCGTATTTTTGATGCCTGGCCTGGCCGCACCGCTCGCATATCCAACTATGTGCTGTACAAAGAGCGTTCGGCTCGCAGAGAAGCAGCACGTAGACTGGGCGTGAAAGGACGTTTGCCGCGTGATTTTGAATATGGCAAACTGGGCATTGACGAAACCGAAGCTAGAAGAATTGAAAAGAAACTCATGGGCAAAACACGCTGCCTGTCCAAGCACTGCGGCGGGATCATAGTGTTTGACCGCAAGTTGCCACAAAGCCTGTTTCGTGAAGACAATCTCATACTGCTGGACAAGAACGAAGTTGAGGATCTTGAACACCTCAAGGTAGACATCCTTGCCAATCGTGGACTGAGTCAACTCATGGAAATTGATCCCACTCGGCGTGTGCATGAATATCCCCTGGAAGACGATGCCACTGCTGATCTCTTGAGTCGCGGTGATGTACTGGGCGTGACTCAAGGCGAGTCACCAGCCATGCGCAGACTGTTTAGAGCTATAAAGCCCACGTCAGTGCATGACTGTGTGTTTGCCACTGCCTTGGTACGACCCGTGGCCATGGAAGGTCGTCGCAAAGCTTCGTGGTTCCGAGACTGGACCGCAGAAGGAACCAAAGAACGTGCCATAGTATGCGAAGACGATGCCATAGAACGCATCATGAAGCTGATTGGCGTCAATGCCTACGAAGCCGACATGTACCGCAGAGCTTTTGCCAAAAGGAACGAAGAAAAAGTCATGGAGTTCATGTCCCGCCTGGGAGATCATCCGCTCAAGGATGATATCTATCGAGAGATGTTGAATCTGTCAGGCTTTGGTCTGTGCCGTGCTCATGCCGTGAATCTGGGAAGATTGATCTGGGCCTTGGCCTATCAAAAAGCACACAATCCGCGTGAGTTTTGGCGTGCAGCCCTAAAACACTGTCAGGGCAGCTATGCCAAGTGGGTCTACAGAAACGAAGCCAAACGTGCAGGCTGGGACCTACGTGACTTGGGCTTTGACAACTGGATCACAGAAGATCCTGTGGAAAGTTTTCTTCACCACGGCGCCTGGAACTCACCAGGATTTCTACCCAACATGGGTGTGAGAAATCTCTATCTAGACAACTTTGAATTTGCTGGCATAGTGGCCAACAGCAGAGTGTTCAAACGCGACAAGAAAAAGTACATTCATTTCATTACCCTGGGAGTGGGCGAGGGTGAGTACCTGGACCTCATTGTGGACAATCCAGTTAAATACAACTCTGGATCAGTGATCATGGGCAATGGCAAGATGTCCAGTCGCGATGGTAGTCAATTTTTGCAGTGCTCCAGATCCAATATCAAGAGCTTGCCCATCAATGATTATTTAGAAATTTGATCCGCAGTAGTCATCGCACACCACCAACCGACCCTGATCATAGTTTGCAATCTGCCATGATGTCTTGACTGCTGCAAACCATTCAATGCATTCCTGCAAAGAATATTCCAGAGCATTGTTTTTGGTCATCAAGGCTGCTACTTGTTTGTTCACAGCTTGGTAATACTGCCCACGACCATAGGTACGAGGATACATGCCTGTCCAACAGCAGGGACTGACATCACCATTGGCAGCCATATAAATGCTGCGATTTCTCTGTGCATCGCATCTCACTCTGCGTCGGGGTTGACGATTTTTCACAATGTCTTGCAGCAATACGTCATCGGTCTGCTTTTTATGAAACAACACTGGAAAACTGGTCTCGCCCTGATAATCCCCCAACACATGCGACAGATTTCCGTTGCCGTCAAACACCGGTGCAGTATCTCGTCCGTGATCTACTAACTCAAATTTTTTAAAACCCAGTTCGACACTGAGTTTTTTGCACTGTTTGATTTGATCAACATTGTGCTTGAACTTGATCATTTGCCACACTGCTGTTCCGCCTGCTGCAATAAAAATTCCAGCATTGCGAATTACTGTGGACCAAACTGTGTTCTGACGATAGAGATGGTGCGTGTCTGCTAGGCCATCCAATGCAAACACTACCGTGGCACCAGCCTTGGCCAACCTCTGCCAAAACTCTTTGTCACGAGCGCCGCCATTGGTGTTTACTGTGATTTTGATTTTGCTATTGCAGTTGCGAAAATACTCAACGATGTCGGCCCCGTCGGGGTTCATCACAATGTCGCCAAAGTTTCCGTTGATTCTAACAGTTTTGATTTGTTTCAAGAACTGCGCACTGAAGATCTGTTTGGCCTGATCCAGTGCTAGATATAGTTCAGGATAGCCGCCGTTGTAAGGGTATCCCCAAAACGTGCGCGGACACCAAGGACATGCAGCGTTGCACAGTGTGGCCGCTTCAAGATGTATGTCGCGTATTTTATCATACGCAATCATGTCTGCTTGATACGATTCAGCAGAGTTTTCAGCTTGGCAGATTGCACGTCAGCTGAGATTTTTCCTGGCTCGTCAGCCACAGTGGCGTTGGGTTCGTCTGAAGTAATCTGGCTTTTTGCCTTGATACTTTCATAGATGCTGGGTGCTCGCTTTTTGAATTCTTGATACTGTTCATCTTCAGCGAGGTCAGTAATGCGCATGGTTTCAATGTTGTACTCCAGGTCAATTTTTTGTCCCACGCCGGTTGACGAGCGACTCTTCATACACTGTATTTGATACTTGCCACGCTCACGCATGGCTCGCGAAGTAAAGATACCAAACACGTTGTCTGCTGTGTTGATTTTACTGATACCACCTGAAATATGACTGTGGTCAAATTCAATTTCTTCTACTGCACTACGATTCAACTGCGATGCTGTGATCATCAACAGTGACAGTTCCTTGGCCAAGTTACGTAGTTCTTCACTCACATACTTGTCTTTCACAAACAAGTCATTGGGACTGACCTTGGCGCTGACCGGCATCAAGAGATCCAAGTAGTCTACCATGATAAAGTCAACTCGGCGTCCGGTCTTGATCTGATACTCTTTCAAGTATGCACGAATGTCATTGATGTTGCTCTGTGCTGGCAATACTTTGATCTGATAGCTGCCGGCCTTTTTGCCCACCATCTTGACCTTGAGTGCTGCTGTTTCTTTGTCTTTGCGTATTTCCTTGGTGCTCATATTTGTGAGCATGGCCGATGTACGCAGCCCTGTGAGTTCTTCACTGAGTTCCAGCGTGACATACACACCATGCAAGCCCTGTTGCACCCAGTTCAAGGCAATGTTCATCATGACCAAGCTCTTGCCTGACCCTGAGCCGCCTGCAAAGATGTTGAGTTCGCCTCTACTGAAGCCACCGTACATGATTTTGTCCAGCTGTGGCCAACCTGTGCTGACTTGACCTCCTGCATCAAAATACTTGCTAAACATGCCTTCAGGATCAGCCCAGAAGTCTGTGCCTAGATCCTTGGTGAGACTGATCTGTACAGCATCTTTGATCAGTTTCTCCACAGGTTCAAACTCACCTTTCTCCAATAAGTCTGCACTCTTGAGAATGGCACGTTCTAGCTCTTGACGACGAGTAAAAGACTCAAACTCAGTCATGAACCATTCAAAGTGTCCTTCATTGAGATCCGGCACTGCCTCAAGTCGCACGCCTGTGGTGGCCTGTATCTGTGTGCGGTCTGGCATGGTCTTGAAGCGGTCGCTATGTTCTCGAATGAACTCAGCTGCTGGCCTCAAACTCTTGTCAAAGTTCTGTGGATTGAAGATATTCTGCACTCGCACATAGCTGGCAGCATCTTCCAACATCATTTCCAAGAACAATCTTTGAACGTCAATTCCGTAGTCTTTGAGCATAGTGATAATTATAACATTTTGTGTTGCACTGTTGTTGATTCTTGGATAAGTTGAGCAATGTCTGGCATGTAATCTTCAATGTTGATTTGTTTTATGTTGTCCTGTGTTTGGATTTCTTGGACAAATCGAGGCCACAAAGCATGTTCGGGAGTTACCTCACAGTTGAACCAAGGCGGGTCACTCACATAGGTTTCAAAATGTTTTAGTTGCATTTTCTGCAACCAAGCCACAATTTCCTCACGCAAATGATAATTCAAATTGCTGATGGTTACATTGACCACAACTTCACTGAAAATTTCTTGATACACCGCCAGATTTTTTTCCATGGCCGACCAACTCAATGGATATCTCAAATACTCGTACACAGACCCAATGCCATCAATACTGACACAACAACTGATGTCAGTGAACTGTTTGAATAGTTCACGTTGATGTTTGTTAGGTGTCACACTGCCATTGGTTACAAAACTGACCCTGCAGTCGGTGTTGCCAGCCTGTAACAGTTTTTGCAACACATCAAAACTTTTGTCCAGCAACAAAGGTTCGCCACCCAAAAGATTGAATCGTTTGGCTGCGGTCCAATCCACTGTGCTGCAGAAGTTTTGCCAACGATCGTCAACTGCGGTATTTTCCGATCTAATGCTCACAGTGCGTTTTTGCAGTGACCTCCACAATGAACTAGATTCAGGCCCGCAAGTGACACAAGCACCGTTGCAAGTGCTGCCAAGAAACAGTTGATACATGTTGATGTGTGATTGGCCTTGTGCAACATCATGGGCCAAGAATTCTAGATCCCTGTTCATTTTGAAATCAAGGAATCTATTTTCCATCTGTCTGCGACTTTCAATGCCTTGGCTTTCAGACTGCCAGCATCTTTGGCATTGGCTGGGTCGTTGTCCTGACA